ATGGCTCTTGATAAAGATGTTATTGGTGGCCCATATCCTAAGAAGTCTATCAATTGGGGTAACATTGCTGAGACTGCACGTAAGCATCCAGACCTGAATCCAAAAGAACTTGAGAATCTTGTTGGTGAATACGTCTTTAACGTTGTTAAAGGCACACAACAATTCCAAGTATCTGAGCCTCTAGAAGTTATGGAGATTGGTACGGGTCACATGATGATCAAACGTGAAGTGTTCACAAAGATGGAAAAAGAATATCCATTCATCAAGTACAAACCTGATCACATTGGTCAAGCACACTTTGATGGTTCACGTTACATTCATGCATACTTTGATACTGTAATTGATACCAAAGATTCATGTGTTGGTGGTGGCTCAGAGCGTTATCTATCAGAGGACTATATGTTCTGTCAGATGTGGCGCAAGATGGGTGGTAAAGTATTCTTGTGTCCATGGATGAAAACACAACACATTGGTACCTACGCATTTACTGGCAACATGCCCGCTGTTGCACAGTATACTGGTAGACTTTGATAGAATACAAATATAGTGAAGATCGTATTCTTGCCGAACTAAAGCAATACATCGACAAGACATACGGTCAACACTATTCATTAAACAAATTCCAAACTTCAGAATTCATCATAGACTGCGGGCACGGTGAAGGATTCTTTATTGGAAACATTATGAAGTATGCACAGCGTTATGGTAAAAAGAACGGCTATAACAGAGATGACTTGCTTAAAGTCGTTCACTACGCTATAATGGCTTTACATAACCATGATTTGACGAGGAAATAAATTATGAAACTCTCTACAGATACACTTTCAGTTTTGAAGAACTTTGCTTCAATCAATCAAGGTATCATGTTCAAGAAAGGTAAGACACTACGTACCGTGTCTGCTCAGAAGAATGTGATGGCCGAAGCCACAATCACCGATGAATTTCCAACTGACTTCGGTGTTTATGACTTGAACAATTTTCTTTCTGTTCTATCTTTACACAAAGATGATCCAAATCTTGACTTTCAAGATAACAATGTAATCATTTCTGGATTACAAGGCCGTAGTAAAATCAAGTATCGTTTCTGTGCGCCAAGTTCAATTGTCGTTGCACCAGATAAAGCAATTGAAATGCCTGAGCCAGAAATTTCTTTGACACTTACGCAAGAAGATTTTGATTGGATTTTGAAAGCATCAGCAGTGCTTTCTTCACCATATATTGCAATCGAGTCTGATGGTCAGAAAGTTTTTGTTACCACATTTGATCCTCAGAATGATGCTGCTCACACCGAGTCACTTGAGATTGCAACTAGCACAGGTAACAAATATAAGATGTTGTTCAAAGTTGAAAACTTGAAGATGATTTCTGGTGCTTATGATGTAAAGATTTCATCAAAAGGTATTTCAAACTTCAAACACAAAATATTGAATCTTCAATACTGGATTGCAACCGAAACTGGTTCTAAATTTGAAAAGGCATAATATGGCAAAAATGAAAATTTTTACAAACGCATCACAATCTTATTATGGAGATTCGATTGCGATTAATGCAGATATCGTAGCATCTGTATTTGAATTGATTGAGCCTGATTCAGAAGGTAAGTTGCAACCACACACAATCATTTATGGTGTAAACAACATTGATTGGCGTGTTAAGGAACCTTATCTTGAAGTTCTTGCTTCTTTGAACTCGGACTGATATACTTTATTTTTATTATGATTTTTGTGAGGAAATACAATGGATCACCTGTTGTGGGTAGAACGCTATCGTCCTCAGACGGTAGAAGAGTGCATACTGCCAGACCGCTTGAAAACAACTTTTCAAGAGTACGTAAATCAGAGGGAGATACCCAATCTCCTTCTGACTGGTGGGGCGGGCGTAGGCAAGACAACAATCGCCAAAGCAATGTGCAACGAGATCGGTTGCGACTACATGATTCTCAATGGTTCTGATGAGAATGGTGTTGATACAATTCGTGTAAAGATAAAGAACTATGCATCATCAATGTCATTTACTGGCGGCCGCAAGGTCGTTATTCTTGATGAAGCAGATTATCTCACACCAAATGCACAAGCAATTCTAAGAAATGCAATTGAAGAGTTTGCTGTAAACTGTTCGTTCATTTTTACATGTAACTTCAAAAGCAGAATCATTGAGCCATTGCACAGTCGTTGTGCTGTGATTGATTTTCGTTTGGTCAATGGTGAAAAAGCAAAGATGGCTTCTGCTTTTTTCAAACGCATTACACACATACTAGACACAGAGAAAGTTGAGTATGATGAGAAGGTAATTGCTGAACTCATCAAAAAACACTTTCCAGATTTTCGTCGTGCTATCAATGAACTACAACGCTACTCTCAACTCGGCAAGATTGATGTAGGCATCCTCTCTCAGATTGGTGACATTTCTATTTCACAGATTGTCAAACATCTGAAAGAAAAAGACTTTACGTCCGTCCGCAAATGGGCAGCGACAACTGACATTGATAGCACGACATTCTTTCGTAAACTCTATGATGCTTTGTATGACATTGCAAAGCCTCAGAGTATTCCACAAGCAGTGATTATCATTGCAGACTATCAATACAAACAAGCATTTGTTGCTGATCAAGAAATCAATCTTGTTGCTTGTCTGACTGAACTAATGGCTAATGTGGAGTTTAAATGAGAACGAATTTATTTGGTGAATTGACTTTAGAACCTATTGATATTGCTGATGCGGTTATACTGGAACTAAAGAAACAAGATGGTATTAGATTTCAGCCAGACTTAACAAAGATCACAGGCTTTCACTATTGGAATAATGAGAAGTTTCCAACAAATTTGGGTCCTATAATTTATTGCATTTATAAAGATTACGAACCAATTTACGTGGGCATTTCCATTAACAAAACTGGACTGAGGGCTAGAGTTGGCCGCTTCTGTTGTCAACTCATGGGAAAAACTGAGAAAACTGGAGAACATCCTGGCGCTAAGAAGTATAAAAAATTATACAAAGATGACTATTCAAATTTGACTGTAAAGTATGTTCGTATAAATCATGACTCTAAACACATCTCACTTGAAGATGTTGAAAAAGAAGTTATTAGAATCTTGAATCCAATATGTAACAATGAGGTATACAGGAAAAATTGGATACACGAAGCCAGACTTGAGTTGAAAAATTCATGAGTAATCCATTCGACTATTCCACAGCCATTCTTCAGTCTAAGAAGCAACTGATCGTTGATGATCTGACTGAGAGGGAGTATCAGCCATTTCTGGTCAATCGTGCCTTGTCTCAGCACAATGACTGTGTTATGTATGCCAATGAGATGAATCGCCGTCATCATTTAGACAAAAAGATGCAAAACGACTTTTTGCTAAATACTGTGAGGTCTATGAAAAGACCTTTTGCGAAGTGGGCTAAGGCAGAAAAAAACGATGATTTGGAATGTATCAAACTGGCTTATGGCCTGTCCAATTCCAAAGCAAGAGAAGCCCTGCGCCTACTCAGCAAAGAACAAATCCAAAAAATAAAAGAAGAATCCCACAAGGGCGGATTAGGAAAATGACATGGTTGATTTATCTAAATTTGTGGAAGTCACACTGACAGAACAGGATGACTTCCTAAAAGTACGTGAAACGCTTACGAGAATTGGTGTTTCAAGCAGAAAAGAAAAAGTGCTTTATCAATCTTGCCACATTCTACACAAACAAGGCAAGTATTACATCGTACACTTTAAAGAATTATTTGCACTAGATGGTAAGTTATCTACTATTACCGAGAATGATGTACAAAGGCGCAACGCTATTGCCAATTTACTTGAGGAATGGGGCTTGATTAAGATTGTAAACTATGATATAGTAGAGAACAATATGGCACCAATTCATCAGATAAAGATCATCTCCTTTAAAGAGAAAGATGATTGGGAATTGATTGCTAAATATAATATAGGTAAAAAAGGTAAGGCTGAATAATGGTGACTTATCATGCACAAAGTGAAAAAAAATCCAGTGAGACTGATTAACAAGTATACCAAAGAAGAAGTGTATACTCGGGATTACAATGATGTGATGAAAGAGGGTTCAAATGAATTCATCAAAGTATTCAATCAAAGTAATCCACAAAGAACTTATCTTGTCAATCGAACGGCGTTCGAGATTGCCAAGTAAGTCGTGATGCCTTCGGGGTCACGTAATTTAACTTGCTTAATAAGGAGAAAACTATGACTATTACTCGTATTAGTCCATTACTACATCAAACTTTAGGCTTTGATCGTTTCTTTGATGATATTGAGAAATTGTTGGCTGCTACACCAGCACAACAAAATGTGAATACGTTTCCATATCACAATATTATCAGAGTAGATGAGAGTCGTTACATTGTTGAACTTGCGGTTGCAGGATTTAGCAAGAATGACATTGAAATTACTAGAGAGAAAAATACTTTGGTAATTAAGGGTGTCAAAGAGGAAGATGAGATGGGACAGGCGACATATCTTCATAGAGGTATTGCTGCACGTAATTTTACAAAAACAATTACTGTTGCTGACACTATTGAAGTACACAGTTCAGAACTCAAAGATGGTATTCTGCGTGTGGGTCTTATTAATATTATTCCAGAACATCAAAAACCAAAACGCATTGAAATTGGTAATGAATTGAAATTTTTTGAGCCTCAACTTCTACAAGAAGAAAAGGTAGTAGCGTAAGGGGTGGGGCGCAAGCCCCACTTGAAGGATACATAATGGACAAAGACCTACGATCATATCTCAAAATCTATTCCGATTGGCTCACACCAGAAGTGTGTCAGGAAACTGTTGACGAACTTGAACTAGTTGAAGGACAGTTTCAGACGCACCAGTTTTATAATTATATGGAAGAATCTCACTACTCATATGATAAAGAACTTTCGGTCACATGGTCAAATGTGAAACACAAAGGATATATCATGCAAAGAATATGGGATGGTTTGCGGAGATATCATTTGGAACTTAAAGAATGGGGTTGTGATTGGTATGATGCTTGGCAAGGCTTTACTGAAGTTCGTTTCAATCGTTATCGTGAAGATACACAAATGAAACTTCACTGCGACCACATTCATTCAATGTTTGATGGTGAACGCAAGGGTATACCAACACTCACTATTCTTGGTGGTTTGAATGGCGGCTATGATGGTGGTGATTTGGTATTTTGGCAAGACACTCCTATAACTTTGAAAGCAGGTGAGATTATGATTTTCCCATCAAACTTCCTTTATCCACACAGAGTTGATCTGGTGACGAAAGGCACACGATACTCTTATGTTGCTTGGACATGGTGATGAAATCTAATTCAAACTTTAAAATGAACAAAGAACTGAAAGTTTTACTTTCAAGTCTTAGTGGTAAAAACAAAACTGAATACAAACGTGAGATGATTAAAGCAATCATAGCACCACGTATTGAATTCAAGAAAAAGAAAAAAGAGGGGCAGAGCGATGACTGATTTGCTGATGGTAAGTCACTTTCATAAAGACTTTCCATTCAATCACGAATGCTCTTGGTTGAAAGCAGCATACGCTGGCTCACATGCACCATATGGTTGGCATTCACCTGGACCCGGTGAGTGGATCAATACGTCAATGCATAAAAGCGTTTATGAATATCGCCATCTATATGCAATGTGTACTGAAGATGAATTTCTTCGTGCATTAGGTCAGCAAGCATCCGAATACTATTTGTGGAAGAATGGTCGTGCAGACTACATGGGCTGCACCACGTATCGACGTTATCTTGACTTCAAAGGCGACATGGAAGAAAATGTAATCAAAGCAAGTCTACCAGCGACACAAGAAAATGCTAACTACATGACATCGGATGAGCAAAAAACAGCGGCACTTGAACTGCTCAAAGACCATGATGCGATTACAAACAGACTGACACCAATGCCTTACTCTGTTCGTAATCAATATCTTCAATCACAGCCAGTAGAGTATCTAAATCTGTTTCTAGAAGGCATTGAAAAGTTGATGCCAGATTACAGAGACTCACTGAACTGGTGGGACCAGAATGAAGCAAGTTTTGAAACATGCTATGTGATGCGTAAACAACTATTCAGAAAATATGCATCAGAATTATTTGAACTACTTGAGTATGTGTGGCAAAACACAAATCAAGTTTATCCAACACAACCAACATCATCGGAGCCACTGCCGTGGCGTTATCCAGGATTCTTAGGTGAAAGATTCTTGCCATTCTTTTTACATGCTAACCAAGCATCTGTGGCTAGAAAAACACTTGTGATACTAGAATAGTCGAAAACATTTTTTCGTCGTGCCTTACGAGTGAAGTGAGTGCTTACTTCTATGAAAGAAAAATTTATACAAGCCCACATG